CTTTTTTAAACACGTTAGGATATAAATCTGGATCTAAAATTTGATATGAATATCCAATATATTTTGGACTTTGTAAATCAAACTCTTCAATACCGGCCTCGTTGTTAATTGAAATTAATTGTAATAAATCACCATCAAATACGTTATTAAAACTTTGACCTGTAAATCCAGCATTATCAAAAAAGTTATTTATATTAAATGTATTATTACTTACATCCATTCTATAGTTAATAGCCAATCCCATTAATTCACCAAAACTTTTAAATGATGTTGGTCCGATTGATCGTGAAACTGAACAGTTAGGATCTAAATTTTTATCAATACAAATTTCTTTGATAAATTCATCTCTTGGTCCTAAATCAACTATAGTTGTTGGAAACCCAAGTATACCATTAGATCTTGTAAATGTTGATCCATCACTACTACTAAAAGCTGAACGATAATAAAATCTATTTGGTCCTTCTACAAATCTCACAACATTTCTACAATATTTTATAACACTTTCAACTCCTTTATTAACTTTTTTTGCTTTAAATTGGAAAAAATATAAAGAACCGGATAACCAATTATCAATAAAACCATAATTAACAATTCCACCACAGAATAATTTACCAACTCTTTTTCTTCTATAATATTCTTTTAAAACATTTGTTAATCTTGTTGATGATTGTGTTCCTGGTACAATATAGAATACCCCGTTTGCAAATTCACTTCTATAACTAGGTGTTGCAGTAAACAAATAACGATCTTCAGATCCCATATCTCTACATTGAGATAATCCATTGGTCGGTGGTCCAACTGGATCACTACCTGCAACACCTGTACCTTGTCCTGCGATTAGTGTTGATACTACATTATCTCCCGCCGATAGTGTTGCTTTATATGTTCTAGTGGCACCTGCAGAAACAAAATATCCCGTTGCTAATGTTTCATCATATAATGTGTCATACATGTCACAACTTGACTCTAACTCAACAGTACTTTCAGTTGAGCTTGTTTCAAATTGTCCAATTTGTCTAACATTAACTGTATATTCAGTTGGACTTATAAATATTCCATCTCTGTCATTTAAATAATACGTTGACCCACTAAGAAAAATATATGATACTCCATAAGATGTGTCGTCCATATAAATTTCTATCCCGTTATATTCTAAAACATATGATGTCTGTGTTGTTGTTAAGGTTAAATAATCGTCATCATTAATAAATGTGGCAGTATCACATGTTGGTGATGTGTACCCATTGTATTTTGTTAAACCAGTTAATGGTAGAAATCTATCAAAAGAATTGTCAGTTGATCCGGTTAATTTTAATGTTGCAACCAAACAACTAACCTCAAATGTAGTATCACCCCCACCACCAGCACTTGATAAATCTCCTGTATCGCATTCATCACATTCAGGATAATTTATTAACGATAACTTTGAGGTGTTATTGATTTGTAATCTACTGGTTGATCTTCTTAAATTTCTACCGGCTTTTGGTGCTCCTTTATCAATTAGTTTTTCAGCTAATGGTCCTAAAACATCTTTAACTAAAAAATTTAATGCTTGTAACACCACCCACTTAATTATATAATCTAAAGACAATAAAAAATCTGATATTAACAAAGTGAACGTGTAATTTTTAGTTCCAAAATTTACAGGTGGTGTTAAATTATCTACACAATCTTCTTCTTCACTTGGGACTAATTCCTTTAATCCTAGATATTGATTTTTTCCAAATGCACCATTATTAATATATGATGATTGTAAAGAAGATATCGTATAAACTTTATTATAATTAAATCTATAAAAATAATCTCTTGGGTAGAACTGACCTCCTTCATTATATAAAATACCGTAATTACTATTCACACTAACTGCGTTTGTTGGATATCCACTCCATTCAGTTCCAAAATAATATGATTTATCATCAATATTTTGATTAGTTATTGGAGTACCGGTATGGTATTCTCTAATATTTGGTACTAAATAATCGGCGTTGTTTCTTGCTCGTTCAACTCCTTTATCGTTTAAATTAAATCTAAAACGATAACATGCTGATGTTGCAATACCTTTATTTGAATCATTTGTATATTCATTTTCACCAAATTCATTAGTGATAACATAATCCATATTCATTTCTAATGGTAATACAAATCCTCCATCATCCGGTATATCCTCATCAATTGGAAGGTATTCTAAATAAGGTTTACCTGTGTCGTCTTTAATTGGTAAAAATCTAATAGCTTCAATATTTGCAGATTTTGCAGTTAAATCACATTTACGACCCATTTTATCTTTAGGAGTGCAATTCTTATTAATTGAATTTTTACCATTATCTGTGTAAACACCACCAATCAAATATACGGTTGGTTTTATATTAACCCCTTTATCTGATAAATCAAAATCACTTCTTGTGATACCTATCTCACATAAATCCTCGTTCCCCCAAAATGGATAAACCTCAATGATCTTATTAAAACTCACAATTTGTGGTAATGAATCAATATCTTCAGATGACTTAAAAGTGTATTTGTTTTTAAATCCATCAGTACCAATACCTAATCTTTGTAGATCATATGGTCTTAATGAGAAACAACCAATATCAGATAAATCAACATCTATATGGATTGTTTGAGGTCCTACGGGTACACCCCATATCATGAAATCACCTGAACTATTTGTTTTTACTGTGTACTTGTAATATTTTTCATAAACCTCTAAAACCTCTTCTCTTGTTAAAATATCAGATTGATCAAAGAACGTTCCTGTTGCCGCATGTCCTCCGTGTTGTTGTCTTGATGGTAATAAATTATACCTATAATAAGAATCATTTTTGTCTGTAACCTCTTTGTATGGGTATAAGGATGATATTACAGGGTCTTCCTCATCTTCTGTGGAAAGTGGTATGAAAATTGAAACTCGAGCATTACCAAGACCAAATCCGTTATTTGCGGTAACTCTACCACAAACAACCCCATAGTCCGAACATAATGATGTATAAATTTCTTGTTGGGAAAATTTTAGAGATAGAATCTCCAATACGTCAAAATCTTGTTTTAACTCAACTGTAATCTTTTGATCAACCCCGATATTAGTTGAAATTCTGTGTTTTTGCATCATTCTTATAATAAATAGAAACTATGTGATTTTCTATATATTATAACGAAAAAACATTTTAAAATGTAGCCGTTCCTAATGTTTTAACTCTTACTTGAATATCTTTATTAGGGAATCTAATTTGAAAAATTTGATTTGACTTCATAAAGACGATATTATCAGATTGTGCAATTTCTTTAGTTGTGGCATCTCTATATGGTTGTGAAACCTCAGCTGACGAATATTCACCACCTATTTTATTATAAACTCTAATATCAATTATATTTACAACACCTGAAACTCCACCAATTATTTTATTTAATGCTCCAACAAATAATGGGTCTCCCATTTTACGTTTACCATAATCAAAATATGATATTACATCTTCAATTACCGTTTGAACAATATCTGTTTGATTTGCGTTTTTATCAATGTTTAAGTCAATCTGTAAACCCATATCAATCACCTCACCACTAACAATGTCAATATAGTCATTTATCATTTTATATTCCGATAGATATGATAATATATTGGATTTCAATGTATTAGAAACTGTGTCAGTTAAATTACCTTGATCATCATATGATAATAATTTAACTCGTATTTTATTATCTTCTTCCATTACGTTAACCTTTGCCGGCGCTCCGTATGTTGATGGCATTGTTTCTATTAATGATTTATAATCATTTAATGTAACGGCTCTATTTTGTGCAGCAAAATTGTAGGAAACCATATTACGAATTTCTTCGATTGTTGGTGCATCGGCACCTCCGACTGCTGGTGTGATATTATTTACCCTTAATGATTGAACTACTTGTGAATTATATGAAGCCACAGGTCCTGAAACAATAAATTCAACATCATCTACATTTGTTATTGCATTAACCCCTAAATTACTGTTTTTACCACCACCCACACGATATTTTACAAATAAAGTCGTGTTTAATTTTGGTGTTGCACCTAAAGATAAATTATTAAGATAACTAGCTAAATTAACTTTTAATTGACCTGTCATGTAGTTATCCAAATTATCTAATGGATTAACTGTACCCGATCCAAAAGTTAATGAAAAATAATTTTCAGGTGTATATTCAGTTACAAATTTATTATTAACATCAATAAATGTTCCGGCCGTGAAGTTATTTGTATCTGATACGGCGGTAGGGTCAGGTATGAAAACTTTATCTTGCATTAATGATTTAACTTCATACCATTTATTCGTTGTACTTGAAAATTCAGTTGACGTTGGGTTACTTGCAAATGTAGTTCCATCTTTATGAATAACTGATGTTACTCCCAATACATTTTGTTCTGGTAAGTATAGTTTTAAAAATGGTTTTTGGTCAATTTGATTAATAACTCTTCGATATATCTTAGTAATACCATTAACCACAGGTTCTCTTTTTGTGATTGTATATGATATTGTCTTACCATTTACATCAAAATTAGGAATTTTTAATCTGTTTGGTTCTCCTTTCTTATTAAACGGAATTGAAAAATCGATGTCATCAATAGTTTCAAAAATTTGTCCTCCTCCTGAAACTTGAGCCCCTGCCTTTAATAATCCCAAATATCTAATATCCTCTTTGTCTCCTCTCACGTTTACTGTGATTGAAAAATCACACAATGCAACTGATGGTCTAACGCCTGGTAATTTTAAACCATATGTTTTGGCAATATGAAATAACGATTGTTTTTGTTGTGCGAAATCTAACATAGTTTCTTGCCAAACTCTATCGATATGAAAGTGTAAATTATCTGCGACCGCGGCATTAATATCTAATAATACAGAATATATTGAGGCATCGTTAAAATTACTTATTAAATCAGGATAGTAATTTTTAGTTAATGTTACCAATTCATCTCTTAGTCCTTGGAAATCTCTAGTTGCGTATGATATTTGTTTGCTCATCTTAAATGTTTAAAATTATAAAATCGGATGTTGAAAATGATCCGTTATTTACACTATATTCTATTTTAACAACAGCGGTGTAAGGTTTTGTTGATTCTTCAGAAACTCTAAATAATCTCTGATCTTCATCTTGTGATACACTTCTATGTTGATCCGTGTCATCCTCGGCTGACATTATTGATATATTTGTTATTTCTAAATTTGGAATATATTTCTTTACTCCTTCTCTTATTTCTTCCTCAATTAAATTATGTGTGATAAAGTCATTTTGGTCAAAAATGTATTCATATATTCTAGTACCAAAATCTGGCAAAAAATACCTACTACCTTTCTTTGTTAAAATAAGATGTATTAGGTTAGCTCTAACTTCTTTTTCAGGGATTTCTGTCATGTTTAGATAATCTCCCTTTGAACTGTCTCTAAATGGATATTCAATACCGTATCTTGTCGCCATATTCAATAAATATAAACAAACACAAAATGGTTATGTATCCTCTTTTATTTTTGAATTCCCTTTTATTATATGTGGTGGGTCGTATGGACAATTTGCACATCCGTTGGAACAACAATACCCTCGTTTTTGTAAAAACAAAGAAGTCAGAACCATAAGCCCCGACTTCTCATCTATGTAATAATCTACCCCTTCTTCTAATTTCATTAGATACTTGTCACATCACATTGTGCTCCACTACAAGCTTGTGCTGCATAATCAGAAATACTCTTGTATTGTGGTTTATCCAAAATTTCACCGAAGTTTACTTCTTTGAATTGACGAGTGATAGTCTCCCACTTATAGAATAAATGAACGTCTTTTAAACAATAAACCATTTTCTTCATATCTCCTTTAAAGTAATTCTTTGCAAATTTCTTCGCTCTTGAGATCCAATATTTCTTTAATAAGACTTGTTCTCTTGTTCCAGTAATTTGTATTGTGTCGTCTAATAAAGTATCTGTTGCTAACCATAAGTTTTGGTTAAAGTAATGTAAACCATCTATAATTAAACCTGACGCCAATACCGAACCTTTACCATAAATTTCAACCAATTCATCAAGATTTAATACTGATGTAAATGGTGCTTGGTTAAAGTCTTTATCTCCGTAGTCTGACATGAAACTAACCGCAGTGAAGAAATCTCTTTGTTCCCAAATGTAATCAACGATAGCATCTTTGTCATCAATAATAACTGTACAAGACGTATTATGATTAACCGGCATGTAAGCACATAACTCAGGATTAGTTCCGGCGTTTACCCAATGTTGTTGAACTAATTTAATCAATTCAAGGTGTTTAATACCTTTCATATCTTTTTTGAATAAACCAACTTTTGGATTTTCAACAGGAACAAATACAACGTAATCTGACTTAGTTGAAGACCATACACTTTCCTCTAATAAGAAAGCCATATTTTCTTCTAACCATTTTGCTGTGTTACTTTCTTTATTCAATTGCATAATACGGAAATACTTTTCAGAGTGTTCAGGATGAATACCTGACGCAGTTCCTAATACAACTGATGCATTACCTGAAGGTTTTACACATGTAGTTCTTGCAGCTTGGTTAATACCAATCACCGCGGCCAATTCTTTATTAGCGTCTTTTACTGCCTGTGCACCTTCTTCTAATAATTCAGGATTAAATAATTTAGGATTATTCATCCAACCTGTAATACTAACACCTAATAAAGCCTCTCTTTCAAAGATTGCCTTACTTGTTTCACCTAAATAAGGGAAGTCAGTATAACCCGCTTGTAATGTACCTAAGAAAGACGCATCTCTACAAGCCTTTAAAAACTTTTCTTTTGTTGTTGCCTTCTCTGCGTTGATTTCAGTTAAGTTACAACCTTGAATACCAAACTTAGATTTGTTGTCTTTAACATATTGATCAACTTCATCGTATTTGATTTTACCGAAATCAATTGTATCTAATACAGGGATTTTTAAAATTTCAAAACATGGGTTGAACATATCAAACCAACTATTAGCAAAAACGAAACCAATATCATTTGCTCCGTCGTTTAATTGTACCAAGTAATTAAATTGTTCTTTTTTAACTTCACTTCTCAATAATAAAACTGAGTTGTTACTTCTACCTCTTTGTGGGTTTTCCATTCTCCAATTACCAGTCTTAGCGTGGATCATCTCATCATCATTAGGATCTACAATCATATTTAACGCTGAACGTCTAACTCCACCTGATAATACTGCATCCGCTGAATGACAAATAATATCAAATGCTAAGATAGGACGAATTTTATCTCCTTCAGTTGTAATCCATTTTTCAATTAATGTTTCAATCTTTTCTAATGATTGTTTTAAACCATCAGGACCAGGTGCTTTAAAACCTCCACTGATGAATGAGCCTTTCTCACGAATTAAAGAATAATCTAATTTAACTTCATAACCCGCATATTCAGGGAACGGTTGATCGTCAACAAAATAAGATGATAATAATACACCTAATGCATTTGCCCAACCTTCAATTGAATCTTCAATATAAAAAGTTTTAGTTCCTAAAGTTCTCTTTTGGATTCTACTTAAATTGTTTACAAAAGGAATTAATAATCCTCCTCCAAATCCACAACCCGATAATGCCAAATAGAAAATCTCTTGGAATACTCTATTACGAGCAATGTGTCCCGATGTACAGTTAAACATTCTCGTGTTATGTTTCATAATTTGTTCGTATCTATATTGTAAGTTTCTTTGTGAAGCTAACACAGCTTGATCTTTCATACTCTCAACAGCAGATTGTAAATATGGTTCAATTGCCTCAGCATAATCTACATATTTTTTTCTGTGTCCGTCAATTATGTTCTCACACGCGTCTTCCCACGTTTCATATCTTTTTTCATCTTCCTT